AAGATTTTTACGCCACACTTAAATTAAAATCAGGAGAAGAAATCTTTTGTAAGGTAGCTCCTACTGAAGAAGAAAATGATATTATTTTATTAGTTTCTAATCCCATTATCGTTCATGAAGTAAAAGGAAGGGTTGGAATTGTAGGATATAAGATAGAACCTTGGTTAAAAACTACCACAGAAGATATGTTTTTAATTAATATGAATGATATACTTACTATGTCAGAATCGAATGATCCTGAAATGATTACTATGCATCAAAATTTTGTTAAAAATACTAATTTACCTGGAGATGGTAGTAGTAAATATAAACTTGATAGAAAAATGGGTTATATAGCTAGTATTAAAGATGCTAAAAGTATTCTAGAGAAAATATATAAAACTAAGTAGTTATTATTTCTGAAACTCCACAGAGTCATCATACTCATGATTTAGTAACTTGTCAAGTCTATGTAGAAATGCTATAATAATACATAGTAGTGATAAAGACTTATGGCAATAATGAGACCTATGGCTAAAAGAAAAAGGTCAGAGCACTATGTAAATAACAAAGAGTTTCTTGCTGCTTTAATTAGATATCAAGAAGATATAGAGATTGCCCGACTGCAAGACAAAACTAAACCAGTTATACCCAGATACATAGGTGAGTGTTTCTTAAAGATTGCTAATCATTTATCATTTAAACCAAACTTTGTTAACTACATGTTTAAGGAGGACATGATCTCTGATGGAATCGAAAATTGCGTTCAATATATACATAATTTTAATCCTGAGAAATCCCGTAATCCTTTTGCTTACTTTACGCAGATTATACATTATGCGTTTCTCCGCAGAATACAAAGAGAAAAACGTCAGTTAGAAATTAAGAATAAGATTTTAGAGAAGTCTGGTTATTCAGAAGTGTTTGATGACAGTAATAAGATTGACGGGGACAACTATTCAGACTATAATTCGATTAAAGATGCTGTACATGCAAAACTTCGTAACTGATGAAGATCGCAATTATAAGTGATCAACACTTTGGGTGTCGTAAAAACTCTAAGCTTTTTCACGATTATTTCCTAAAGTTTTATGAGAATGTTTTCTTTCCTACTCTTGAGAAGGAAGGTATTACTACTGTTATTAATATGGGTGATACCTTTGATAGTAGAAAGGGGATCGATTTTGCTGCATTGACATGGGCTAAGGATCATTATTTTGATCGTCTAAAAGAGATGGGTATTACGGTCCATACCATTGTAGGTAATCATGATGTATACTATAAGAATACAAATGATATAAATGCAATAGATCTTTTATTGAGAGAGTATGATAATATTCTAATATATGAAGAAACAACTTCTTTAGTGGTAGATGGATTGAATATTCTTCTTGTACCTTGGATTAATAAGGAGAATGAAGAGAAGAGTGTTGCTTTGATTAAAAAGTCAAGGGCTTCTATGTGTATGGGACATCTTGAGTTGAATGGATTCAGAGCAACTCCAGGTCATATGATGGAACATGGAATGGATTGGGGTATATTTAAAAAATTTAAAAAGACATTCTCTGGACATTATCACTGTCGTTCTGAGCAAGATAATATCTATTATTTGGGCAATCCTTATGAGATGTTTTGGAATGATGTAGATGATGAGAACAGAGGATTCCATTTATTTGATACAGAAACCATAGAACATACTCCAGTTAATAATCCATATAGACTTCATAAGGTAATTTATTATAATGATCATGATTATCAATTATTTGATGCAAGAGAATTTAAGGATAAAATAGTTAAGGTAGTTGTTAAGAAAAAAACTGATCAAGTAAAATTTGAAAAATTCATTGATAAGTTGTATAATGCTAATGTGAATGAATTAAAGGTTGTGGAGAATTTTATTCTTCATAATGCGGAAGATTTTGAAGCCTTTGAATCTGAAGATACAATGTCTATTCTTAATAGGTATATTGAGGAAGCACAGGTTGATCTTGATAAATCAAGAATTCAGAAGATGATGAGGGATAATTATCAAGAAGCATGTGAGTTAATATGATGTTTATTTTAACCATTGAAGGAAAAGAAAAGGATGGTGCATATGCGGTAGCTGATAAAAAGGGAGGACAGATTTTATATATCTTTGAAGAAGAAGACGATGCTGACAGATATGCTATGATGTTAGAGTATGATGGTTATCCCGATATGAATGTAGTTGAAGTTGATGAAGAATTAATGATTAAAACTTGTCATATTCATGGTCATGAATATGCAGTTATTACTAAAAATGACATTGTAATACCACCTGAACAACATGATTTTATTTGAGAAGATTCGCTGGAAAAACTTTTTAAGTACTGGCAATCATTATAGTGAAATAGAATTCAATAATCATTCAACAACTTTGATTGTTGGAACAAATGGTGCTGGTAAGAGTACAGTATTGGATGCTCTTACTTTTAGTTTATTTGGAAAACCTTTTAGAAAGATTAATAAGGGGCAATTGATCAATGCTACTAATGAAAAAGATTGTAAAGTAGAAGTAGAATTTTCTATTGGGGATATTGAGTGGAAGGTAGTAAGAGGAATAAAACCAAATACATTTGAGATTTGGAAAGATGGGAATTGTTTAAATCAATTTTCTAATGCTAATGATCAGCAGAAGTGGTTAGAGCAAAATGTTTTAAAGATGAATTATAAATCTTTCACACAGATTGTAATTCTAGGATCTACCAACTTCGTTCCTTTTATGCAGTTGACGGCCACCCATAGAAGAGAAGTTATTGAGGATCTCTTGGATATTAAAATCTTTTCGTCTATGAATAATCTCATTAAGGACAAGATTAAATTGGTAAGAGATGAGATTAGGACATTAGATCTTAAGAAAGAGTCATTAAATGATAAAGTTGAGATGCAAACCAATTGGATGAAGGAATTGGAATCCGAAAGTAAAGGAAGGATAGGGGAAAGTAGGGAAAAAATTAATACTCTTTTTGAGGAATCTGATAACTATGTTAAAATAAATGAAGAACTTGAGAATAATGTTCATGATCTAACCAAAGAGCAGGAAAAAGTAACAGGTGCTACAGAAAAACTGCGTGAGTTTGGAAATATTAAAGGTAAAATATCTCAAAGGGTATCTACCATTACCCAAGAGCATAAGTTTTTCACAGCAAATACGGTTTGTCCTACATGTACTCAAGACATTAATGAGTCCTTTAGACTAAATAAAATCGATGATGCTCAAAATAAAGCAAAAGAGTTGCAATCTGGTTATAAAGAACTAGAGGAGGCAATTAAAAAAGAGGAAGAGCGAGAGCATCACTTTACAAACTTATCTAAGGAGATTACTACATTAACGCATGGCATTTCTAAAAACAATACTCGCATCTCTGGCTGCCAACGACAAATCAGAGATCTGGAATCGGAAATTCAAACAATTACCGATAAATGTGCAAACAGAAATACTGAGCATGAGAAACTAGAATCATTTCAGAATAAGTTAGCAGAAACATATGAGGCATTAGCCTCAGAAAAAGAAACCATCCAATACCATAATTTTAATTATGGGTTGCTCAAAGATGGTGGAGTTAAGTCCAAAATCATAAAGAAGTACCTACCCCTGATCAATCAGCAGGTGAATAGGTATCTTCAGATGATGGACTTTTATATTAACTTTACATTGGATGAGGAGTTCAACGAGACTGTACAATCTCCTATCCATGAAGATTTTTCATATGCCTCCTTTAGTGAAGGAGAGAAGATGCGTATCGACCTCGCACTTCTATTCACATGGAGGGAGGTAGCACGGTTTAAAAATTCTGTCAATACTAACCTTTTAATCATGGATGAGGTGTTCGATTCCTCACTTGATGGGTTTGGAACGGAAGAATTCCTTAAGATTATCCGTTTTGTAATAAAAGATGCTAACGTTTTTGTCATATCGCACAAGACAGGTATGGACGATAGGTTCGATAGTGTGCTAAGATTTGAGAAAGTCAAAGGATTCAGCAGGTTAACCTCATGATTGGAATTGTTGGTAATGGTTTCGTTGGCAATGCTGTTTATCAGAACGTAAGAGATAAAGCCCCAACCAAAGTTTATGACGTAGATAAGAATAGATCGTTTAATACTCTAGAAGAGGTTCTAGATCAGCAGTACATCTTTATATGTCTTCCCACTCCTATGAGAATGGATGGTAGTTGTGATCTATCCATTTTGGATAGTTTCTTTGCTAGTATTAAGCAAGAGGAGTATGTTGTTAAAGATACTGTCTTTATCATCAAGTCCACTGTTCCTATTGGAACCACTAGAGGATATGCTGAGAAATATGAGTTTCTTACCATAGCACATAACCCAGAGTTCCTCACTGCTAGGAATGCTGTGGTTGATTTTGCCAATGCAGAGAGAACTGTAATAGGTGGAGATCAATATGCTGCTAGAGATGCATCTAATTTTTATTATAGATTCTTCCATGAAACTCCAGTTATTCGGATGACTTCTGATGAGAGTGAAGCAGTGAAGTATTTCTCCAATACCTTCTTGGCTTATAAGGTAGCATATTTCAATAAGATATATGATATGTGTGAGAAGGTGGGTATGGATTATAAGAATGTGGTAGAGGGTGTGACTGCTGATAGTCGAATCGGTACATCCCATACCAAAGTACCTGGTATAGATGGAGATAGAGGTTTTGGTGGAACTTGTTTCCCTAAGGATATTAATTCCTTGATTGTCCAGTTAGAGAAGGAGGAAATAAATGCGGATATGTTTAAGGAGATCTGGAAATATAACCAAGAGATTCGTAAAGTTATTGATTGGACAGTAACATGAAACTAGAATTTGACGAAGGTAAGAAAGTATTAATCACAGGACATAAGGGGTTTATAGGAAGTCACTTATGGAGTTTTATTCAAGAATCTAATGGATATGGTGAGTGGCAAAATGAAAGACCAGATCTTTATGGTCTAGATTTTCCTGATGACATAGGATTTTTTAAACCTCCTAAAGAGAAGTATGATTGTGTCATTCATCTTGCTGCCTTTGCTGCTCTTAGAGAAAGTTTTGAAGACCCTGATAGATTCTGGGAGAATAATGTAGAGAAGTCTAAACCTATC